GCAGATAGAATATTCGCAAGTTCTGTTTCTGCGTCAAGACCATGAATTGCTTTAAGGTCTTGTGCAAGTTCCATTGAATATTCTGCTTTGAGAGCTCTTGTTACCGCAGTAACCGTATGCTTCTCAATGCTGAACGCCATTTCTGCAAATACGTTAGTACTAGAGTTGTCACCTAATGCTTCACCTTGAGCAGTAGTTGAACCTGTCGCACTGGTGTATGTTCCAGCAGAAGGACTATCGTTAAGAACAGCAGGGTTAGTTTCGGTTGCACCGACATCCCCACCACCGATAGTACCAGCAGCGTTCTGGTTAGATTTACCTTGTCCACCTGGCAAGGCTTCATCTGCAAGCGCTTCTGCACCAGTTTGAGACTGATAACGTGAACGCATTGCAAAGATAAGACCAACTGGCCCTGTCATTGGCTGAACACCGCATACATCATATGCGATTAGGTTCGGCATTGAACGTCTGACCAGTGATATTAGGATTGGATCCCAATTATCAACTGCACTTCCTGTTGAGTTGGCTGGTGCGGCTTCTGAAAGGAACGCACGATCTTCTTTGAGTGCCTTTTCTTGGTTCTCAAGAATTACTGTAGTGACTGCCCGCTTGTAACTATCCGAAATCTCAGGGAGATCTGGATGTTGGAGGACTGGCTGCCACTTTTCTTGTAGATGTTCTGTTTGAAACATGTTTGTTTCTCCTTATTATTTTTCTACGTTTATTTATAAATTAACTTTTTTGCACTATTTGACCGTTCTACCTATGGCAGACATATACGCATCCATAGATGGAGTTAGATCAATGTCCTGTGCGGTGCCAGTTTCTACATCATCGATATTTTCAGTCGTTTCCACTGATGTTTTTGGAAAATAACTTTCTTTCAAAGTATCTAACTTTTCACGGAAAGATTCTTCGTCAGTGTATTCCACATCATCCGTCAGGGACTTAAACTTTTCAATTTCTGTATCAGCCAAACCTTCGTAAACCTCAGATATGACTTGTTCCCTAACTAGTTTAGCATTACCGTCTTTCAATGATACATTCTTTTCGATTGTTTCACTGATTTTGCCTTCTAGTTCAGAAATCTTTTCAGACTGTGCTTCTAACACATCATATTTCTCGTCTGGAATATCAATGTAGTGATCTTCAAATAGTTGTTTCAAACCAGAAATGAAATCTTCTGCAATCTCACCTTTTAATCCACGTTCGACTGCGAGTTCATTTTCCTTCATCCATTCATCAGTAACATAATTGAGATATGTATCGACTTTATCAGTCATCTCATCTGTTGCTGACTGTACATTTTCTTTCAGTTTTACTTCGTATTCGTCTTCGAGTCTTTCGATCTCTGCACGAATCTTCGATTTAACCGCAGCTTCAAACACTGTTGCAGCCTTACGTTTAAATTCTTCGGATAAGTCACCTTCGCCATTTACGAGTGCTTCAACGTGTTCTGCAACGTCTATTTCCTTAACTCGATTTTCAATGGCTTCCTTCTTGACTTCATCCATTTCATTTTCTTCTTCTTCCTCATCGCTGTGCATAGCAGCATAAAGTTTTTCTAATTGGGCCTTATTCATTTTTGGCATGCCCTTAGAAATTACTTCAGACATTTGTGTCTTAGTTAATTTCTTTTCTGGTGCTGCTTCTTTTTCTGCAATGACTTCGCCATCGTGATCTACTTCATCACCAGCAGCGAGAGGTTTACTCGTTGCACCTGTTCCGTCATCTTTAGCTTTAGGTTTATCCATTTTCTCAGGTTTTCCTTCACCCTTCTGTGATTTTTCACCACTTACTTCTTTTGCTTTTGCTACGACTTTCTTAGCCGGAGCATCTTTTTGTTCTGGGTCAACTACTGCTTTACCCATATCTTGGACTTCGCCTTCTGCTTTGTCCATTTTGTCAGCAGGAGCTCCACTTTTTTTCGGAGCATCCTGTCCATTGGCCTCTTCAAGCTCTGCAAGAACTTCGGCTTCGAGTTCCTCAATCGTTCTATCTAATTCGTTATCCGCCATGGGGATTTCTCCTTATATTCTTATTAAGATTATTTATAAATTATAACATTTTGAGGAACTTTGCAAACTCCAAAGCATCCTCTTTTGCGTGTTTAGACCGAACTTTTTGTTCCATTCGTCCTTTCATACGCACTAGTTCGGCCTCTACAAGTGATCCATGATTCCAAACCCACTCTTTTCCTTCCATAATTCCCTCGACAAATGCGTTGGGAGCGGAAGGATCTGCAACAATGTCAGCTGCAGTTGCGAGATAGAAATCATTTCTAACGTAGTTCGCACCATTCTTTTGGTCTAAACTACCCATTCCCCTAGAGGACACGCCTAATTTTGCACCTTCGTCCATGAGATTTTTTACAATCTCACCCATAGGTGTTTTAAGTATTTTTGCTTCACCAATGAAATTTTTTCCATCGGGATACAATGCAGTAATCATATGCGATGCACGTTCAAGATTAACTGTTGGGCCATCTGGGTGTCCCAACTCACCAAACGCACGTTTCTCATTGATATACTCTTTGCTGTATCTCTTTACTTCTTTTTGCAATATCTCCATTGGATATATTCGACCATTGCGGTTTTTTACATCCGCTTGCATAAAGATACCTTTTATTTTATATTCTTTCTTACCATTCTCTTTTTCTTCGCAGATATAATCTATCTCATCAGAGAATTGTTCAGATATTAATTTGACTGTATCCATGTTATCTAACCTCTATTATGCAGTATAGTTTTCATCTTTAACAAATTCAATCAGTATAAAACCTGATGTACCTTGACAAGATAGTTCCATATCACCAGAGGTTGCGCCAGTATTTGTTGCATTAGATTTAATCAACCCAGCAGAACCATCATAATGTCCACTTCCAGCAAGGTCAATTAATGTTACATCTGAATCACCCTGTTCAATAATTGCGGCATGACCTGTATCATCATTAGCAGTTCCTTGTACTAAACCCCACCAAAGTCTTTTGATGTGTAATTTAGCTCCGTTTGCATGACCATCTAAACCACTTGCATCTAGGATAGCATTTGTTGCAGTTGTATCATCATCAATATTAACCAAGACGGTCACTGTTCCACCTACAGCGCCAGATACGCTTCCCATTGCAGTATCTCTTAATGTTCTAGTCGCAAAAGCCATTATAATCTCTCCTTAAATTGCCAGTATTTCTTTTTCAAAGTAGCCCATGAGTTCTTTCTCTGGAACTTTATATTTCTTAGAAACCGTTGTAATAGTTTTCTCAAAAGTATTTAGGAAATCTGAAGGTTTCGCATCCATTTTCTTGAAAATATCGTCAACAGCGTTCTTCATCTTGGGAGATAATTTTTTATACTCCTTCGATTTTTTATGCTCGTCCTTTTCCAAGACAGGGATGTATACCTGTTCAAACTTCTTCGGCATCTTCCTCCACCTCTGGAACACTCTTAACAAAACTGTTTGCAACTTCTTGCCGTTTAATTTCCAGTGCAGCACCAACCTTGTCGGCCATCGCACTCTTAAATGCATCTTCTGATTCAAGATGACTCCCTTGTACTAACTTGTCTACTAAATCTTTAACGCTCATTAATAATCTCCGTTTCCGTTTCCGTTACCAGTTCCAGCTGGATCATCAGGGTCTATAGGGGCTCCATCGACTTGAGGATACCTCGTAACACCATCTGTACTATCTGGAACATCGACTCCACCTTCATCTGGATCCATTCCAGATTCTTTATTTATTTCGTCTTGCATATTATCAATTTCTGCTTCAGTCATACTTAGTACGTTCTTCTGAATCCATTTCTTACTGAAGAATGTACCGACATAAGACTCTACTGTTTGTAAAACTTCTAATCGGTCTTTCAGAAGTTCTGCTTCCTTGAGTTCTGCAAAATGTCCGTCCTGTAAAAAGTCATATTGTATATGTTCTTTAATGTTTGACCAATCTTCAAGAGTAATAACACCCTTGAGTATGAGTTGTGTTTTAAGTATATCTGTAAACAGTGCAGTAAATTTTTTACGCAACCGTTGTACAAATTTGGTGAACTTCAGTTCATCCCTTGTAATCTCTGTTGACCGTCCAAGACTGAAGGCCTGTTCAGCTTCCATACGAGAGACAGGTACATTCAATGAACGATACAATTTTCTCTGGAAATAAACGATGTCATCAATCTCACCTAAGTTAGAACCGCCAGGCAAAGTTGTAATTTCTGTTCCTCGACCACCTTCTCTACGAGGCAACCAGAAATCTTCCAGCATACTCATCTGATTACGGTCATCTCGTATCTCACCAGTTGATGCATTGTAAACCAGTTTATTACGATAACGGTTCATCACATCTTTAAGATACTGTTCTGCCTTTATCTTGGGCAAATTACCAACATCGATATAGAAGATACGTCTTTCGGGGGCTCTTGATATACGATAAATAACCAGTGCATCCTCAATCATGCGTAACTGGTTAACAGGTTTGATTGCTTTATGTAAATAAGAAAGAACGTGTCCTTTGTTCTGATCGATTACACCAGACGGACAATAACTGATACTGTCAGCTGCAATTTTTATTCCTTGAGAAGCCCCCTGACTTGCAATACCTTTATCATTATACAAATAATATTCATCAACTTTCTTTATTAATTCTATACTTGTTCCCTGTTTTAGTTCTCTGGCAACTTCCCTGACCTTTTTGATTTTACTTGGGTCAATATATCTTAATTCTTGAATACCTTTTCGTGGAGATTTTTTATCAATGACTTTGTGGTAGAACATTCTTCCGTCAACATACCATCTACGAAAAATATCATGTCCCTTGACATCAAAATCAAGAAGTCTTAGCACCTCGTCAAATTCTTCGGTAATTTTCTTTTTAATCTTGGAAGGATAAGGTAGTCTGTCTAAAACGATGGACACAGCTTGATCCATCTCATTTGCGACAATACCTTCGTTAATAATATCTTCGATTGCAGAATCACATTCGGGTTGTTGTGCGATATCACGATATCTACGAACTAAATCCTGTTCAGTTCGTTCTCTACCATCGGTATCTAAAACCTGACCAAAGAAACCACCACCGGCAATTTCTACAGTGCCATCATCAGGCGCTGGGAGAGTAAATTTCTCTCCCCCAACATCCTTCATTCTTTCAAAACGGAATCCAAAAAGTTCAGCCATAATAACTCCTACTATGTTGTATTATTTAGTAGGTTATAATTTAGAAGTTTACGCCAGATGCTTCAAAGTGTTGATATCTCCAAGTAACATCAAATGTTTCAAGTTCGTTTACCGTTGCAGCTGCTAATTCA